AAGCTGAGTTTATTCACTCTCATCTTCTGCCGTTTTTCACTTTCAATGAAAACACTGGTGATTATGAAATCAAAAGTGAATGTGTAAACAACACTGATGATGAAGATAGAAAGGTCGCTTACGAAGCTTTAAATACTGGTTGGGTTATGTGGTTACGTGCAAAACGTGATGCCAAAGCCCAAGCGGTGCCGGAAGGGTTTGTTTTGGTGCCGAAAAAGGCTACAAAAAAGATGCTTGACGCTGGTTATGAAGCGCATGATGGGTTTTTTAGCAATGGTGCAGTTCAGGATGTATATGTTGCCATGATCGAAGCACAGGAGCCAGCCAATGACTGAAATCCAATTAACCAATGTGCAGTTCGCGCAGCTTCAGATCGACAACCTTGTGGCTAAGGACAAGCCATATATTGAAACATGGTCTGCTGGTGATGTTGGCTCATTTAATGCGATTTTAAACGCGGTGGATTATGACAATGAGTTTACCTACCACATGCGCGGTTGGTCACGTCAACGAGTTAAAAGCGGTACTGGCGGGATTATCACGGTAGATGAGAGTAATGCGGATAAGTTGTATCACCTATTCACCTGCTATTTGAGCAAGTTGCCTAGTGGCGTGGTGATGGCTTTGGGAGAAGTGTCGTGAATCTAATTGAGCAATTGGGCGGGTATGAGAAGGCTAAAGACCATAGAGATTACCTGATTGATTTTGGTAATGAATTTAATAGGCCAAACAAATATGAGGTTAATAAAATTAATAATGCCCTTCTCGAATACCGCCGCCAGCACAATATTTTTGAGTCAGATGATTTGGTCACGTCAAAAAAATGGGTTGACGGTTCAATTCATAAAATCGAATTGGTGGACAGTGAAGACAGAACATTAAAGATTTTTTCGCACGACATGGCGTTTTCTTATTGGGTTGACAGTCGAAACTATCGACACGCCACCGATGGAGAAATCAAAGCAGGTAAAAGATTGGAGGTGAATCAATGACAGCAATGGCAAATATGGGCAGCCTGGTTGTTGCCCTGCCACCTTCAGACATTTGGTTGACAGATGATCAGGCGGCAGAATTTTTAGGATATGGTGGCGTGTATTTCAAATCATCCATTATTTGCTTAAAAGGTTTTCCAAAACCAAGATACATTACAGAAACCACAAAAGGTCGAAGATGGAACCTTAAAAAATTATCTGATTGGCTAGAAAGTAGGCCGGAAGATTTGAAAAAAGCAGTAGGCAGACCCCGCAAAATATAGCGGGGTTTTTCTTGATTAAAATATGGATTACGCCAGAATTACGCCAAAGGTATTACAAGTTATTGATTTTATAGGTAGTAGTGGTGCGCTCAGCGGGCACTTTCCGAAATTTGCTGTTTCCTTATTATTCCCTAGTTTTCCTTATTTTTACTTTAATTTTATAGGTTTAAGTGCGGCTCATTAATTCAATAGTTTAATGTTTCCTTATTATTCCCTATTATTCATTCTATATTGATTACGCCAAATTTACGCCACGACATTTTAGAGAGAAAACTATGGCCACCTTTAGACAAAGGGGTGATGCTTGGCGAGTTGAGATTAGTGTGAATGGTACTCGGGAAAGTGCGACATTCGATACTAAGACTCAGGCTCGCGCATGGGCATCAAAACGTGAAACTGAATTAAGAGAGTTATCACGCGGAAAGCTTCCTGATTATACATTAAATTGTGCAATTGATAGATACATAGAAGAAGTGTGTCCAAAGCACAAAGGTTGTGATGCAGAGATCAAAAGATTTCGGGCATTTCAAAGGAACTTCCCAAAGATTGCAAAAAAACATATTGCTAAAATTACGACTGATGATTTTGTGGTGTGGCGAGATACCAGATTAAAAACAGTCAAGCCGGCTTCAGTCAGGCGTGAGGGCAACATACTGTCAGCTTTGTTTACAGTAGCGCGCACGGAATGGAAGTGGGTTTATGATTCACCCATGAGTGATTTAAAGATGCCACCACCGCCAGCACATCGCGATAGGCGCATATCAGAGGATGAAATTTACAGGCTTTGTCTGGCCGCTGAATTTGATGATCAGGCACCCGAGAATTTTACACAGCAAATTATGATTGCTTTTCTTTTGGCGATTGAAACTGCAATGCGTGCTGGTGAGATCCGTGGCCTGACTTGGGACCGGGTTTATTTAAAGAATAGATATGTGACTTTGAATGAAACCAAAAACGGAACTAAGCGGCATGTGCCACTGTCAAAACGTGCTGTTGAATTGCTTGAGCTTATGAAAGGTGTTGGCAGTCATCAGGTTTTTACGGTGAAAGATTCGAGCTTTGATACACTTTGGAGGAAGTTGCGAGATAAGTGTGAAATTGAAGATTTGCATTTTCACGACTCAAGACATGAGGCATGCACAAGGCTTGCCCAGAAATTAGAGGTATTGGATTTGGCGCGGATGATTGGTCATAAGGATTTAAGAAGCCTGATGATTTATTACAATGCAACTGCATCAGAGATTGCAAATAGGCTGGATTGATAATCTGGTGGAAGGAATAAGAATGAAAACATGGGAACAGCATTACATCGAGCATTGCATTAAATTTGCCGAGCCGTGGGGTAAAAGATTTGGCTGGGCTGTCTGGCATAGTTGTTTTGAATATTGGGATGGGTGTGCGAGTGAGTATGCTGTTTTAAGCAAAGTGAGAGGCTGAAGTAATTTTTAAATTAATCCAACACAAATCCCTACACTCACATTCATCGTAATTGAATGAGCTGTGCAGCCTGATAGAAGGAGGCACAGCAATAAAACCTTAATTGCGCTTTTCATAGTCAATCAGCACTCTGGCCACAGCCTTAGCAGCCAGCCAGTAGCGCGAATTAAATCGTGCAAGTTCATCTTCATTGGAAATAAAACCAAGCTCTACAACCAAACCGCCAGCATTTACGTACGCCAGTCGACCGCGCGCTGATCTGGACTGATCAATCCAGCCGTTGTCACCACGTAAACGACTGCCAAGAGCATCGGCTACAGCTTTCGATAGGTCTTTAGCCAGTTTCTTGTCTTTGGGTAGCGCAATCGTTTCAATGCCATTCGCCTGTTTTGATGTTGCAGTATTCATGTGGAATTCAACTGCCACACTTGAGCCTTGAATTAATTTTACCGCAGCAGATAATGGGTCGTTCTTGGTGCCAGTGCCATCCGTTTTGACCTGAAGCCCTGCTTCACGTAAATAATGAGTCACTGCATTGCGGAAATTGACGACAAGATCGGCTTCTTTGATTTTACCGCTTACTGCACCTGGATCAGTATTACTATGGCCTGCTGTAACTGTGACAAAACCTAAGGACTGATTGTGTAATTGTGGCTGTGCAATTTTACGGCCTATCCAGCTCAAAGCTGGCAAGACTGTACCAATGATAAAAGGTGCATATTGTTCAGGGATAAAATTAAAGTCTAATGCCCATTGTAGTGCTAAAGCTGCAAGCATTAAAAAAGCCCCCAGTAGTGGGAGCTTTACGGATAAGTACTGAAGTGCACTTTCTTGGATTAATTTCATTTTTCCTCTCTCACATTTCGTTCATAAAGTTTGTTTCGGATTTCTTCAACCGTTCTTAAAAGCTGATCAGACTGTTTTTCAAGAACTTGGATGCTTTGGGTGTTGGTCATGGCTTGCGTGTTTACCGTGTCTGTCTTGCTTGTTTGAGTATTCCAAGCAACAACAAATAGACCAGCTAAGAAAATACCGCCAAAGCGCACAAGGCTTGTGGTGTTATCAATCTTTGTTTTGCTTTCGTGAAGCACTCGGATCTGCATATCCATTTCTTTAAACTTCGGATCAATCTCATTTCGGACTTGCTTGATCTCACTTTTAAAGTTTGACTTGGCTCGATCTAAGTCATCCTGCAGATTGTCGCGGGTCTGAGTTAAGTCATTCCGAGTCTGCTGATGCTCTTTATTGAGCTGCTCTAACTGCATATTCATGCGGTCAAGTTTTTGGGGCATTTCAGCTAACTTGTCCATGTTCTTGGATATATCATTGATCTTGTCTGAGATAGCAAGCAGCTGCCCTGCTGTTGCTACTGGTGGATCAGATGAGTAGTCATTTGACATTATGCCCCCTAAATTTTGGTAATAAAAAAGCACCCGAAGGTGCATTAAATGGCTTGTATTCTTGACGCAAAAGCAGACCAGTTTGGTGCAGTTTTATATGCAGCGAGTGATTCTGATGGAACTTTAATAACGCCCGTTGATTTACTGGATTTTAATGAGTCTGATGCAATGATCGGTGGTGTAGTAGCTAAAACCGTTATTTCACTTAGCTCCGTGCAAAATGCGAATGCTAAATTCTTAATCTCTGTGACAGTTGCAGGAATTGAAACTTTTTCTAATGCAGCACATTGATAAAACATCCCAATTGGAATTATCGCAACCCCACTTTGAAAGGTTGCTTCAGTTATTAAAGAGGAATCAAAAACATAAATTCCCCATGTTTTACCTGGTGGAATGCTTACTGCTTGAGATCGCCGAACATATGCGAAGGCATAGTCATCAATTTTAATCAAGGTTGGTGTAGATAAAATATTATTTATGTTTACACTTGAGTATTCAAAACATCTTACTCCCAACTCTGTGCAGCCAACAAGAGTAATACTTGTTGCAGCTCTGCCTAGAAAATTATTATATTTTGCTGAAATATTAACGCAAGAAAAAGCATAATCCTGCAATCTACCAGCCATATTGATAGTTACATCACCTACATTCAGTGGGAAATTAAGCATTGAACCGCTAACTTCAATACTTGCACCTATTGCTGATGATGGGGCATAAATTTCAATGCTTTTCGTTGCCCCATCTTTTTCAGCTACAACAGTGATCTTTTCACCGCCCGTATATTCTGTCAGGAAAGAAACGGTAAAATCACCGTTTCCATCCGCAACGCCTGTATATGTTGCCATTACTCATCTACCTCAATTGTAATTGTTGCTCCAGCCGGCGCTTTACCTCTGATTTCTGCACCATTTGCCAATATATTTGCCTTCAATGATGTATCTACATTAACAGTAATATTTGATGCATCGAGAGTATTCCCGATCACACCGCCACTGGTTGCTGTTGCGGTTAAGATTAGACTTACCGCCTCAATAAAGAAGTGGTGCTCAAATACCGCATAAGATTCATATCCATCACGCATAGACCATAAATTCAATGTGTGTGGCTTATTTGGAATAAAAACCGATGAAAGTATTGTTACTGTATTTGCATTAATTCCGCTTGCGCTATCTAGGACAACATTTTCAGAAATCAATTCGTAAGAGTAAGTGACACCATTTTCAACCGTAACGCCATCATCAAAAAAGCCAAGAATAGCCCCGCCTGTTTGCTGTAAGCGATTTCTATCACCCCATGTTAAAACAATGTCACTTGTCACTAAAATCGTTTCAGGATAGTAAGCATCATTGAACTTTACATTGGCTGGTGGGTATGGTCGGATTGTTCGGGCTTTAATTTCAATATCTTGACCAATTTCTGACAATTCTTGAATCCCGCTAGGCGTTGTTGTTAAAACCTGTGCCTCAACAATTTCACCATACGAATACTGAGTTGAATCAAAAGCAACATCCGGCAGATCGAATACGAATAAAGGCCCACTACCATGCTTTTTCGGAACAGTATCCAGCACACCACGCTTCACAGTTAAAACTTTCGTTTCATCATCAAGGCTCACAAATCCCATTAATTCATCATTTAATAGAATTAAATTATTTGAGTTTGCTATTTGCGTTAATGCGCCAGTAACTGTAAATGATGCGGTTGTCTCAATAATCGGCTGATCCAGTTGCAAGATATCGCAGTAATCAAGGCGAGAAACTTGCTCAAATTCACCTGTCCCTCCATCAGTATAAAGCAGTCCATTAAGTGAGTTGCTTTGTGGTTTTGCTGCAATTGCCGCGACATAACCAATATCTGGATTATTTGATAGCTCCAAGTCGGCATTTGTCTGCCCGGCACGAAGTGCTGTTAAATAGTACGGTGCTTCAAATACTATATTTACGCTTGGTTGTGGCGGCTGTGGTCCAGCATCAACAGGGGTATCAACTACGATACTTGTATTCATTTCACCCGAATACGGAATCACTTCCTCAAAATCAACCGTTACAGTATTGTCAGTACCATTACCAAGATTGATTTTCATGATACGAACAAGGATTGTGCCATTCCATTTCTTAGACCAAGGCAAGCGAATCAAGTCATAGCGATTCCATTTTCGAGCTTCACGCCAACCAGTTGTAAATGTGCCCTTCCACGCTGGGGTTGAGTATTGCTTCAACTTCCAATTCGCCACAATTTCAGCATTTCGCATATTCATAAAATATGGAAAATCAATAGACTCAGCGTTTGCCTTACCCATCGTTAAAATTGAGCCATTTTCATAGATTGAGAAAGTTGAGTTCTTGATGCGCTCCCTATCGTAATATGTGACATTGAGTTGATTCACGATGTCATCACTATTCATAACTTCAAGCGATAAGTCTTTGATCTTGTTTTCAGCAATAGCGTGAATTTCATCTTCAGCAAACCAATCGTCACGAAACAAAACCATTTCATACAAACCAGTTTGACGATTTACACGGATACCTGCTTCAATGTGATAACAAAGCTCCTCAATTGCCTCAATGCATGATTTTTCATCAATTGCCCACGAAACACCTAAGTCTTCATCCCAAATTCGATCTGCCGCTTTCATGAAATTTATATCATTCACATCAGATTCAGGCTTGCCCATTGCGGTATCATCTGTAAGAATTTCACGAATTTTGTGGATCGGGTTAATATCCTCAGCATCAAGCTCAACTCGTTCTCTCCCAGAAAATACTTCAGGTCGATTTATTAGCCAATCAATACGCCAACTACCATCTAAACTGGTTGAATAGTCTATTCTTATTTCTGCTGTTTTATTACTGCCTTTTTCAAAAACGAGTGTTCCACCGACAGCATCCGCCCACTCGAACGTCGTCTCTTTTGTAGAAAGAGCGCCACGAATAGCATTGCTAGAAATGTTTACATTAACATCTTTAAACCAAAGCAAACTTCTAATTTCTAAAGATACATCTTTAGATGAGCTATATTCAAATGTGAGCTTGATATAGCCCGAGCTTAAAACCATTGTTACAGAGCCTTGCCAGTTTGTGTTTATGGTTGCTCCTGTGTCGTTTAGGTGTAGCCTGCTTAAATACTTTTCAATATACTCCCCATCTAAATAATAACCATCAATCTCACAAACAACTGCGCCATCCCCGCGAACTTCATACCACTGCCCCTGCCCGTCATTTCTAACGCGCGTACGCTTCACCCAAAGCAGCATCTCTTTCATATAGCCTGAGTTCCCGAGGTAAAACCCTGCTGGACTTAAACCTTCGCCTAAGCTTGGAGCGCCACCTGTAAGGCTTCTAAATACCAAATACGATTGATATGGATAGCCTGAAACCAAAGGAAAGTATTTCTGATATTCTGCATTCGGCTCTGGATCTGGATAGCCAAAATGGATATCGATGTTTCCAGATACTCCACCCTCATTTTCACCAAAAAGATTTCCCTCCAATACTGGGAGTAAATTTGGTGGGTGCTTTAACGGATCATGAATAACCCATTTTCGATTATCAAAATTGATTCCGATCAGTTTTTCAATACGATTACCAATAAAAGCCGCGAATTTGGCGTAGTAACGATAGCCAACAACCTGCGAACTACTTTTTCCCATTTCTCGCCACCTCTACCACCTGCAAAGCCATTGCATCGTTTGTATCAATAAAGTCCTGAGCATCACGCCCATTTTTTAAGAAATCCTGCCAATCCCAACCTTGGCGTAAAAAAAATGCCCGGGTTCCGCCCGAGCACATTTTTGCTTTTCGAATATCAGACATATAAATTTTCATTTCTTACCCGCCTTGGATTTAATCGCTTGAGTGGACTTATCCCAAATATCCGTAATATTGGCATGCACGTGTGGACTGCCAGCAATGTCGTGAAATGAAATACCTTCATCCGCAATGGTGCCATCTAGCTGATTAGGCTTGGGTCGGTTTTTCTTCTGCATCTTGCGCATTTGCAGAAATGTATAAACACCAACGGCTACAGAGATAACGGCTGCACCAATAGCCCACGCAATCAGCGGAATTACAGCACCTAAATGCTGCAACTGATTCGCATCAAAGCCAGTCAATAAAATATCAATATTCATTTTTATCCTACTTAATCAACTGAGTTTCTAACGGGTTTTCGGTCGGCATATTTGGATGGCCGCCAAAGCGCTTATGGTTGTTGAATTTTTCATGACACATTTTCAGTGACTGATCACAGCCTGGTGCCACTCGCACCACATCACCGACTTTTAAATCGATATGTTGGCGATAAAGTCGGATGTTGCCATTTTTCCCATTACCAGTGATAAAGGCAAACACACCATATTTTTTCAGCACACCTCGATTGAGCCATCCCGCAGGATATGTTTTTACTTCCATTACTGGATCGCCATCTACATAAGTTGGATTGCCTTGTCCATCTAAAACAGGCTGCCCAAATTCATCGAGTACGGGCAATTGCTCGAATACCGGATTTCCGAACTCATCTTTGACCTGTATCGGATTGACAGTAAAAGCCACATCAAGGCCATTGATCGAAGTGACTGTCACATCAAATGACCATTCGTTAAAATCAAGACCGCAGTACTTGTCATAAATCGTATTCGGGCAAGTACGCTGATATTTACGGGTCAGAATCTTGCGACGCATAAAGCTTTCTGCAGTCGAGCAAACCAACGTCATCGTATTGTCGCGGTCATCGAATTTTGGCTGCGTCACCCGGCCTTTAAACAGCACCAGTGATTCAGATCCATCCAGTTCAATCAGGGTGAAATACACCGATTCCAGATAAATCTTATTTAAGAACACCTGGGTAAAGCTGTCATCTGCATCATTGAATAGTGGATAGGGATGCGGAAAAGTCAGCTCGACTTCGCACTTATCAATATCGGCATCTTCAATATTTCCCCGGCTTAAACCGCGCACCGGAAAATAGGTGATTGCATTGTGAGTAATTGCTTTACGTGCACTGGTGAAAAACCACTGCTTGTCCCCATGCTTAAATTGATAAAGTTCTGAACGTGCCATTAGTTATCAATCTCCACAATTGGAACAGTAATTCTTGATTTGCCAGCGCCCAAAAACTGAAATTCAATCCGATCCGCATCCAGGCGGTGAAGTCCTAGATAGCAGATGATTTGAATATCACTTCGATGCGTATTAATTGCTGGTGAAATCGTCAGCGATCCACCAGTCCTGCCGGTAATTTCATGCGCTGACCAAGTCCCATCCTTGCGCTTGACTGCAATATGCTTGCGTCCTGCCTCGACCAGATACTTCGTGTCAGTAGTCAGGCTGGTGGTGATATTTCCGGTGTTTAAAATATTCAGATGCCGCTCATATAAAGGCATCCAAAAGTCACGCGAACGACCAGACCGGCGGAATAGAAAGCGCTTGTATTCGTTATACTCAGGCCATGACTTCAACAATGACTTGAACGGCTTTAAATACTTGGCCTTGGCGTGATGCGTGTACTGCTCAAATCCACCTAAGGCACCATCCACAATATTCTGATGCTGGGTCAGCGTCATTTCGAGCGAGTCACCATCAAGTAGTAAAGGCTTCCAGTAAATATCCTCACCTTTGTACTGTTCTGGCACATCACCCTCATGTTCTGGTAAGTCTTCTGCCAGCACCCGGAAAACGATTGAGGCATTGGACCAGAAACCGCCGGCATTAATGGAGGCATCCCCATCAATGATGCAGATCCGTAGCGGCATAATCACAGCATTGCTCACAGTCACATTGGCAGCCAACCGGAATCCATCCTGGTATTCGGTGATTAGCTCCTGAATCACTTCATCCGTTTCTGGATCACGTATTTCTTCCTGAATAATGATGTAGCGGCCACGGCTAACAATCTCGACCACCTGAGCACCTTCGCTGCTTTCAATAAAAGCAAAACCGACTCTAAGGTCGGCTATGGTGTCTGCTGCATCGAGAATAATGTAATCATCATCAACGATATCTGGAATGACTCGTTTCACCTGACGCAGCGGAATACCCCACTGTTTGCGCAGACTTGCATAGAGCATATGGAACATGTCACCCATGGCTTTACGCATTTCTGTGTATTTGAAATTCAGGATCTGACGCGGTGCATCTCGAAGTGGATAGCGCTCTTCACTACCGTCAAATGACTCATGAACTTCTGTCATCCATTCCAGGCGCTCGGTTGATTCTAATAGAGGGCAATTTGTTAATACATGCACCTCGCCATATGATGTTTGTATTTTCATTTTGTCCTCGAATTTCAGGCATTAAAAAACCGCCCATAAGGACGGTTTCAAAATTTAGGGGCTGGGGCTGTGGACTCGAACCACAGGACATCTATAATCAGTCAATACTCAGTTCAACTTGCTACTATGATCACTTGCAGCATGTTTACTATAAATATCTCAGTTAGATTACAAAGGCTCTACCGCTGAGCTACTCCCAACCAACTCCATTATAGCAAAAAAGCCCACCGAAGTGAGCTTATGCAAATCCTAATTCTCGCCGATTCTGCTTAAAGAACTTCACGAAGGCTTTCTTGCCGTCTGGTCCAAACAGGTAATCACCAAGTTTTTCGCGCTCATCGACAATTACGAAGTTTGGGTTTAGGTTGACGTTTGGAGCCTGACCACCCTGCACTTTCGCATTCGCTTGTGCTTGCTTCTCAGCCTGAATGCTTCCACCGTTGTTGATGGCATTCATAGCACCCATACCGACACGGTGAGTATCTGCAACCAATCCACCAGCCGAGTAACCTCGACGAATAGACTTTCGCAAATCCTCAAAGCCTTGTGGTCCACCTAGAGCCTTGATTTCCTCCTGGGTTAGAACGCCTTCCCCCTTATGGACAATGCCGGCAGGATCGTACTTGCCACCATGGCCTGTGTAGCCACCAGTAGCAAACCCTTTCATATTGACCGACTTCATACTTGCAGCCTGAGCAACCTGTAGGGCTGCTGCAGCTGCACCAACTGCAGGAGCAATATATGGACCAACGAAAGGAGTTCCAACAACAGCATCATAAGCCTTAGAGTATGCGGCTGGAATGTTTAACATTGCCTGAGCTACTGCAAACGCCTTTTGAGCAGCAAATAGAACCATATAGGTTTTGGAGTTTTCATCAACCAGTGCAGCAAAACCACCAAGCATGCCTTCCATATATCCAGCTGTAGACTTGGCTTGAAGTTCTAGTTTTGCGTTTTGATACGCCTCTTCATTCAGCAAATCAAGCTCTCGCATTTGCTGCAAGACTTCGAATTGCTGAACTAAAGGAGACTCCTCATAGCCCATGATGTTGGAGTAAGCGCTTAAAGTGTTATCCCTAAGTGCTGATTCATCCTGCGCCTGATTGATGTGTGAGCCAGCCAGCAAAGCGCTACGTTCTTCCAGATCCTGAATTTCCATAATCTTTCTGCGTTCTAATTCATAACGCTTCTGGATTAATTCCATTTCAGAGTAAATAGCCTGATTGGCCTGAAAGATTCGAGTTTCTTTGGCAAGCATTAATGCAGCCTGCTCTTGCTTCAACTGCTCATCAAGCAAGGCAACTGCTTTATCCCGCTGATCCTTGGTTAGCTCTAAATCACGTGCAGCATAGAATTTTCGCTCATTAAAACTATCTTCCAATAACTGAGATTCAGTCTTTTTGAATGCACTGTAATCATCCAGCTTTGTTTTCAGAGCGTAATTTGCAATTGCAATGTCATTGTCAGCTCGGGCTTGGTATTCGGCAGTGAGGCGCTTGGTTTCTTCTGGTGAGAAGCCAGCCTTATTGATCTCCTTAATATCCTCCTGTAGCTGGGTCTCTATGCGTTTTCTTTCAGTCGCTACTGCCATTTGCAGCTGCAACTGTGTATTGGCCTGCTGTTCTGCTTGTTTCTCAAGATCTTGGTTTGCTTTAAGTGTTCCATCACTCGCACCACCTTTGACTTTGGACAATACAGAGGGTGCTTGGTGAAGTAGTTTTAAAACCACACCATCTTCAAAAGTAACCGTACTGTAGTATCCGCCACCTTTAGGGTCATATGCAGTCTTCACATCCTTCACAGCAACATTTGTTGTGATTGGTGTGCCGACAGGCATTGCAAAATCAATACCCTTGTGAAAAGAAGAGGCTCCCTTTGTAGGAGCTTTTCTATTTCCATAGTCAGAAGAAACTCGGTAATTTGAAAGTGATTTACCTCCCGCCTCCAACCTAGCCAAATGCTCTTTTGATACTTTTTGCCCATCCCGCGAACCACCATAGCGAACATCAAGATGTGCACCAGTACCAATACCCGAGTTTCCAGAAATGCCAATTAATCTTTGACCAAGCTTTAACTGCTTTTCTTTCTCCTGGGTGAGCTTTCTTTCAGCTGCATTGCGAGAATCAATAACTTTCTTGTTTTGATCTTCGATATTTACGACTTTCAACGCTGCCTGATACATCTCATTGGTGAGCTGAATACCTTCTTTACGCGCAAAGTTGGCAGTATCAATCATCACTCGCACTTGATCTTCAGAATAACCCTTAGCCAGTAAGGCCTTGGTTAAGTAAGCTTCATACTCACGGTCAAATAAGGACTTTTTTACTGCCTCTAAGCCTTCAGCAGCCTTTTGAGCAGCAGTCTTGTTCTTATCGAGCGCCTCGCTATGCTTATCAATTTGATTAACAGCATTTTGAAATGAATTTCCTGATAGCTTAACCTCAACATCAAGTGCTTTTAATGCTTTTTGAGAGTTGCCAGCCTTTATGGAATTTGCATCATATTCCTTGGCTTGTTTCTTGAGCATCTCATATAGATCTGGACGAATATCCATCTCATTAAGCATGCGAATAGCATCGTTATAACTAATCAGTCCATTCCGAGCATCTTCAGCAACCTTTCGAGCTTTTTCATTTTCAACAGCTGAAGCGCGGATAGAAAATAGAACAGCGTCTACAGCTTCTTTAGATTTCGCCAAAGTTTCATTTTGCGCGCTAAAAGCTGCTGTTAAATCTGAAACGGCATTCTTCTTGTCATTGCCAGTAAGTTTTTGAAGCTCGGCACTGGTTTTTTCTGCAACTTTGCCTTGTTCCTCAAGCTTTGAATTGGCTTCGGCTGTGCGGTGGCTCATGTAAGCATAGCCTGCTGCCAATGCCATCACACCAGTTGTAATTGCACCTATTGGACCACCTAAAATGCCAAGCAACATAGCACCACGGGAACGAACTTTGTTATTTAGCTCCTGAGCAGCCGTATCAATATTGGTTGCTGCTGTATGTGCTGCTGTGGCTTGTGTAGCTTTTATCTCAAGCGGAATAACTGTTGATTGAACATAAGCTAGACGTTGCATACCAGTCATGCGCGCAGCTGTTGCTCTGGCGTCCGCCAATTGCATTTGAGTGTATTGAGCGATAGAGGCCGTTCTTCTAACTTCTGCTGCTGTAAGTTGGGTTTGTGATACCAATTCAGCCTGATCCGCTATTTTTCTTTGGGCGCTTAGGGCTAATCCTGCTTTTACCGCTGCCCCCTTGGTTAATAAGGCTGATGTTACATAGCCAATTCCAAGAACAGCACCAGTATTCGCTACAGCCTCGAGGTTATCAGCCAAGCTACTTAGACCGCCTGCCAGCATTCCTGTGGCACTAGTTGCCTCGTTAGCCTTACCTAGATAAACAGTCACTTCATTGGATAACTTGGTAAAACCATCTGCCAAGCTGTTTTCCATATTATTGGCAAGCTTTTCATTTTCATCACGAGTGGCAATCAGTGTCTTAATCAAGTCGCTTAAAGATGCTTTACCTTCAGCACCTAATTTTCGAATTTCAGCTTCTGATTTGCCAGTAGTTTTTGCCATGTCAGCAATAACATTATCCGCACCTGTCACAATCGAAATCCATGCATCTGCGTCGATCTTGCCTTTTGCCATTGATTTAGACAGGGAGTCCATTGCTGATTGTGCTTGGTCTGTTCGTGTAGCATTATGAGTAAAACTAAAAGAGAGCGAATCAACCAAATCAAGCGTCTGCGTAGTTTGATAACCGAGTGACTTCATGCCGCCAGCCATACTCAAGTAGACTTCCTGAGCTTCACCCAATTGACGGTAGGTAGTATTTGCTGTAGCAAGTACACGATCCTGCACCATTGCATATTCTTCTGCACTAGAAGTTGCATTACGAATACGTGCAGCCATTTGCGTATAACCATCAGCCATAGCAATGGCCTTGTTGATAGTTAGAATCCCACCCATATAACCCACAAGGCTTTTAATCGAAGCACTCATTGCAGTCATTTGGGTTTCAGCTTGATCACCTTTTTTGGTTAGGTTTTCCAGTCCGGCAGCCACCTCATTTGTAGTCTTTAGAGCATTTCTCGAGTCAATTACGATTACCAATTTGCTTTCTTGAACAGCCATTTCACTTTCCTTTAGGCAATAAAAAAGCCCGCAGGATGCGAGCTATGGTTTGGGCATTAAAAAACCCGCCGGAGCGGGTTTTAATTGGGGGTGGATCAATCAATACTCTTCATCCTGGACTGCACTCAGGGCGTACTCCGCTGCCTCTACGGCCGCCGCAGCGGCTGCATCCGCTTCTGCTAAAGCAGATATCTCAGATGCATTCATTTCATCCCATGATTTCTTTAACTGTTTTGCTTTCAATTCCTGATCCCTTGCTTTTTTTTGCTTAATTAAATCAATATAGACCTGTTCATCCTGTTTACTAAAACTACCATCTGCACTACTTATGATTGTCTTGATATTTTTATCAAGCGATATATTTGAGCCTGTAAGTTTGGCTATTGGGATGTGAATTCCCTCCATATCAATATTATCCCCATCGCTCTTTAGTGCGATTAGATAAATATTAAGTGGCTCGGGCGAAACCTCTTCACTATTTAGCTCATATAGATATTTGCACTGATAAGTTCCACTCAAATAAACACCATATGAATTCTGAGCCTCATAACCAATAACCATTAACAGCTCTCTATATCTAGCTTTATTGTCTCGAGCTATTTCAGTAATTTTATTATTTTCAATAATTATATCCCCAAACACATCACTGATATCACTCAGGTCTGGCCGCTGAACTATAGCGCTCACACCACTAATACGAAGGCTCGATGGACTTTTAAGCCCTCCAGAAAGATAGGTCTTACATGTATCAAGCGCAGTATTGATAACATTTTTCTGTAAACCTGTTTTACTCTCTGTGCACCCACTCAAAACCAACCCAAGTGCAGCCATCCCTGCAATTAATATCTTTTTCATATGATTACCCATTTATTGTTAACCACAAGATACTAATTTTACCCACAAAAAACCACCCAAATTTCAAGTGATACTTTTAGCTTTCTCAACAATCCAACTAGCCAGATTCATATCAGGATCACTATGCATTAGTAACTCAAAAGCATTCTCAAGCGAATAAGGTGTTTCACCTTCCACTTCACCAGCAGGTGTTATAAATGCAAGATTCTCCCAATCCTGAATCACATGCTTTGCAATAACCTTCATATATTCCTGAGCAAATTTAAACTCACTCATTTTAAAGATGGTTTTCTTTACAACTAAGTCTCTAAATGCGGCGGCACATGCAGGACTGTTATATGGCTTGATTCTAAAACAGCCGAATTCTTGTCCATTTTCCAGTTTATATACAAACCATTTCGATTTATCGGTCATGTTTGGTTCCTGTGGATATAAGAAAACCGCCACTTGGGCGGTTTCTGGTTTTACTTAATCATCAAGACTATTGCCACTATGATCAAGATAGCTGCTAGTAGATAACAATTGGTTCGCCACATTAGAATGGTTTTAGTACCTCGCTTTATTAAAGCATCGTACTCTCGCATTTTATCCATTGCGCGAGCCATCGCTGCATCACCTCTTTGCAGAAGAGTGATCATTTCTAATTTTTCCTGCTCCAAGATTCGTCTTTCCTTGGCATGCAGAAGAATCATTTCACGATCTGCTAGAATTCGATATTTAATATCCTCCAGCAACTCATCACGGCTCATGCTTAGAACATCTTCGCTTAACTCAAAATCTAGATCATTCATCCTTTTTATCCTCGAAAGGTAATAAGGGTTGAATCTTTTGCTTTAGCTCCTCAGCCTTTTGAACAGCTTGGGGTTTATATTGCTTTCCGACCAGACACAAGGTTCTTCCTGCATTTGATGCTATGTCAGTAAATCTCTCTACCTCAAGCATCGCTTTATTAAATTGGTTCATTAAACCAAATGCAGCCTGTCTCAATGATTTTTCGCAATTAATAAAGTAACGTCTAGCGGTTCGACCTTGATCATTGTTTTCGACCATTGATAGCTCTTTGGCCATATCCAAGGTTAGGGCATATTTTTTTACCTTAGCCTTACCCTTTCGGCCTACTTTTGTTTGGGTTTGGGAAAATTCCCAATAGCAAGAAAAGTCTTCATTCTCTGTGAATCCATATTTGCGGATACGTCCTGAAATCCACTTGGAAAACATCTCGCCACACTTGAGCCACTTGTGTAATTCGCGTGCATCTACACATGGTTGCAACTCACCATCAATTTCATGTTCGATAACTGGAATCAAAGAATTCTGATTAACAATTGCATTCATGCTACTGACTCCTGTGCTAATAACTTTGCCGCCTTTGGTGAATGTTGCTCAAAGTAAGCAACCTCTTCACAACACTCATCGACCCATTTATTTAAATGATCCCAAGTGATTGAAGCCAAGGTGTAAGCAGTGGTGTGCTTTTCAGACTTCTCCATGATTAGTGTGACAAGCGTTTGTAGGTCGCTAAAGCCATTTTCAGCATTGTTAATAAAATCAACAAAGCGCTCTAGTTGGTGCTGACTGATCTGAACTTGATTCGCTTCAGTGATATGAGTTATATTTGACATAGTTACATTTCCTATTGTGACCACACTAAAGCCCCGATCCGCCAAGATTTGATGGGCTTTTTTGTTGTCTATTGATTTCATGCTTTCGCACTCTCTATTTCATTTTTCATTTGTTTAACCGCATGGTTAATCAAATAGTTCACTGGTCTTTCATACTCCTGACCTAGTTCTTTAAGCCAATCCATCAATTCAGGTTCAATTCGAAGATTGTATTGAATCTTGGTTCGCTCGCCTTTTGGTTTTGTTGGTAATTCCATCTCAAGCTCCTATGATGGATGATCTTAACAATGATAGCCACTGGCTATGTTTGGATAGTAATACCCATTGGCTAGTATTGTCAATATGCACTGGCTACTATTATTATGTTTTTTTATTTGCGGTATATGGTCATAATGAGTAGCAAGCACTTAAATGCACAATACAATTTGCGCTGGCCCAATGAATTAAAAGAAAAAATTGCCCAATCAGCCAAGGAGCACAACCGCTCCATGAACGCAGATATTGTTGCCCGCCTAGAAGAATCTTTTGAAAGAAAGAATTACGATCGGGATCTTTTTGAAAAAAACATGCATATGTTTCTTGCAGTTTACTGTGCTGGCTTGGAAAGCAATTACGATGAGGCGATAGCTCAGCTCGAAGAAGCTATTACAAAAACAGATGACCCTGAGACTATTCAGTATTTAAATCATAGACTCAATATAAATAAGATAATGAAAACAGAAATGAATAGATTAAAGAAAAGCAATTCAGATACACACAAGTCCTTGCAATCTCAAGATACCTCTGACATCAAAAAAGCACCCTAAGGTGCTTTTCTTTTACCGTTGACAAAGGCTAAATTCTATAAAGTCCAACTACCACCTTGTCCCATCTCATAAACGATGAGAATTAAGGCTAGTACTATTAGTATGACAACAACGATTTCTGTTTTTGTTAGCATCTTCAGTGCTCCACTTTTCATCACCCATATGATAAGCAAAGCAAACAATTAATAACATAAAGATTACAAAATAATTATTGGAAGTTACAAATTATGGATCGGAATAAAAAAACCACTCCGAAGAGTGGCTTGATTGATTAGCTCATTCGAATAAATCGTCAATAATCTGTAAATCCGAAATAGTCTTTATCCCTATTCTTAACTTTAGATGATCTATATAACTCTTAAAATCATTATCTCTAGTCAAAATGAAATTTGATTTATTGGCTATTGCAATGCCAAGGATTTGGAGATCAACTTTAACTTTCTGCTTGGGTATCTCTAATTTATTTTTATAATAATCTTCAGCCATACCAGCAGTAATATAAGCGGCTTTTTCATCGAAACTAACAATTGAGGCAATTCTTTTTTTACTTTGAATAAATTGGAATCTTTCAGCGCTATCTCGAGATAAGAATTCAGACATTGCAGGAGCTGGAATTATTACTTGCTGCACATTATTTACTTTGCAGAACTGGATAAAACCTTTATCGAAAGCGTTATCATCAAAAAAAGCTACTAATATATTGGCATCAATAGTAATTATCATGGCAAGCGTTCGTCTTCCAGTGTTTTATATGGATCATCCAAATCTTGCCAGCCGCTCCTACCAAACCCAACAAAGTCAGAAATCCATTTTTCGATTGAATCTTCTTCTAGGGCCTCATAGCTATTTAATTTGAAATCCTCTAGATAAAGCTCATAAGCGTCACCATAGCTGTATGTAGCAACACCAGAAAAATCAATTAGCGTACTTGTTCCTAAATATGTTTTAAGTGTGTTTACATCATCTAATGCAATTTTAGCGCTTATTTTAAATCCGTTTATAAAAGTAATACCAACAGAGTGGCTTTCTGAACTGGTATTAATTCGGTTTACTCTACCTCTAAGGGTATCATTTTGTTTAAACTTTTTAGGTTTAATCACATTTCCTATAGATCGTAACACTTTCATCTGTTTTGGGCTTTCGCCTTCGCGATGCACGCCAATTTGAGCATTACCCCAATCCAGATGTTTACTCAAATATTGATCTAAATCCCCACCATCTGATTGCAAAACTTGATCTATGGCGACTTTGTATTCTTCAGAATCTAGTGGTGGACTACCAACATAAATAGATCCTTCCTGTAGATAACCGAAATTATCCTTAGATCCTTTTAGCAAATTGGCGAACTGCTTAAATAGCTCAGCCATTTCGCCAAATTTTAAATCGGACGGCTTTTTATCCGGCAAGCGGAGTGCAATGACAAGCTTATCTGACATAATCACCTCCCTTTAAGTTGCCTATAAAAATTATCACTAATGCTATATTAGCATTCGCTGTAATTTAACATCTTTACATTTTTGTTCAATAGATTAGAAAAAATATATGACACAGAATGTCGTTTAGCAAGAAACCAAGCTAACCTGATTTCTTACTCATCTTCTTATAAGCCTCATCAATAAACCGGTTATCCAGATCAAAGATGACTGCATTGAAAATATAACGCTCTACTGGCAACTCATACTGCTCACAATAAGCGTTAAGGTCGGCAATACTCAAGGCTAGTGGTGTGCCTTGCTCATATCGACGTGACCGGGCAATGGTGTTGTAGGCTTCAATTAAAGCATTGGCTGTATATGAGTATTCTGGCGGATCAGGTAATTCATGCCCCTGCTTTTCACGCAACCTTATTTGGTACTCACTGAGTCCTGCGTATTGATTGAGGTATCGGTGGAGTTCTCGGACTTTCCCAAGACTTCATCTCGATAAGCATTTGCTTCAGCCTGGATCTGATCAGCTTGTGCTTTTATAAAGGCCCAGATTGCCACACCAATATCACCCATATTGAAAAGCTTGGTTGCATTTTCAGGGGTGCATTCCGGCTCAATTTCTTTATCATTTTCGACAAATACCACGCCCTTCCAGTCAGCCACCAAATGACATGCAGCAGCTTCAAGTAATAGCTCATGGTAAAGCTTGTCATCGCTGCCAGCAGTAGCTACATCATAACCCTTCGATGACAACTGATTCTGTGCACGTTCAACCGCTACCCGATATGCCTTGTAGTCAGAGCCGCGAATCTTGAACTCTGCCAATACATTGCCTTTACTATCTTTATATTCTTTCCAGAGTGCGACTTCTTTACTTTGTTGGATTGCTACTTTTAAAGCCATGTTTTGATCTTCCAAAAGAAAACCGCCCGAAGGCGGCTATGATTATGCAACTGAGCGCGTGATGGTTGGTGCTACTTTGACCTGCTTAAACTCTAAAGCCAGCGTGTGGTCATCGGTCGCATTGGTATCTGACATGCCATCATTATCGAGTTCCAGTTTAGGGAAGTGGAACCCGTAAGCATTGCCTTGAGTATCTTCAATACCGATTTCAGCAGTCATGGTTTCACGTGATTCAACAAAAGGAATCCAAGCTTTGGACTGTTCTGTTAAAACTACAGTAGCACTAAGACCAATATTCACTTTGCCTTCAGTGTAGCGGTTTGGAATGATGCTTTGATTTCCTAAACATGGGCGAGCTGTCAGGTTGTTATTAATCGTAATACTGAAGGATTCAGCACACGCAGTGCCCACCGTACTCACACCATTGATCTTGAATGTATTCACATTGATAGATGACATGAATGGTGTATCAGGTGCAGTAAGTGGAGCAGTTACAGGGCTTGCTACTGGATTTGTATACCTTGTAGCGCTGATTGTTGCGGATCCCGTGATTTTGCCTTCAGTGTCGCCTTGAATGGTTAATTCGCCAATTCGGGCACCAGAGAATACTTGGATAAAGTTTAGCTTTTTGTCATGCTTCACAATGGTAAAGGTGTCTAGTTCAGGGCCGCCGATTTCAAGAGTGGCTACACCAGTTAAAGCATCTTCTACAAATATATTACCGGCTGCACCTTCAAGCAGAATATCTTGGCTTAAAGCCGATAGTTCATATTCAATAGTGCCAGTCGCTTCACCCGAAGTTGCTACTGAACCTTGATCAAAACGAGAATCCACAATTTCATCAGATTCAGTAAGTGAAACGGTTTTCTTTAACGAGTCAGAGTTTCGACGCAACGTATGCCAGACAGGCAATGCAGGTAGAACATTTGGTGACTCTTCTTTTGCAATGTAAATAACTACATCAGTGCCTTTGGATGACATAGTGTGCTCCTTAATTTTAGGCATAAAAAAACCACCTTTCGGTGGCGATAAAATTTAAATATTAAAAAAGCACCCGAAGGTGCTAATTTATTAAGGCTTGTAATTAATTATCTTGTGCTTGATATCAGTAGAGTTTATGCCTCTATGCTCAACTATCTGCTCAAATTCGTAATCTCTTAATCCATAGACTTTAAAAATTTTTTCTGCAAGAAGAGGATTGTTTTTTTTGAGTTCATTCCATTCAGGTAGATATAGTTTTTTATCATATTCTAAATAGTTCTCAACTTCTTCAATCAGCTCTTTATACTTATCCATATCAATTCACTCGGTAAGACACATTCACATTATACTGATAAAAGCTCATGGCTGAAGGATCGCCAATCGCTGATGAATATCCTGCATCTAGAATATCAGTCTGAAGCATCTCTAAATCACCCGCCTTATAGAACTGCATATGTTCAGCCCACTTGTCAGCAAGTTTAGATAATTCCAATGTTCCAGAGTGAAGCGGTGCAAATAACTGGATAAACACAATACCAGGTGTACGAGTACAAGGCTGATCGCCAATACTAGAAATAAAAGTTCCGGCATTCTTCACTGTGACTTTTGCCCAGATCTGCCCAGCCGGGGGTTCATATGGTTTGCCGCCAACCTGAGGATTATTTGCCAATTGAATATTCGCTTTAGGCATGCCAGTGAATGTACCAACACGCGCAAGAATCGCTTGTAAAGCTTGGGTATTGGTCATCATCTGTATTTCTCACAAACATATCGGAATGAAAGCGCGTAAACACCATTGGGCGCTTGCTGACTCCAACCGTTTTCTAACCGTGTGCCGTATGGACTCAATGTCTGGATATATACAAGGCCGCCTATTTTTGCTGTAGATGCGACCTTTAAGCCCTCACTTAGGGTTTCATTGCCTGATAGGTCAAAACCTTTCTCATAAGCATTTTGCGGTGCGTCAATCGTAACTTTATGCGATGCCCGAAATTCACCATCCATGACGGGTGAGCGTGTAACGACTTGCTGCAGTGTTTCGCCGACAATCTTTTTAAGATGGTCGTCTGCGGTTTTAAACACATCGAGCGCAAAATTAGTCGGTTTGTTTTTCCAGGCCATTTAGCACCTCGGTAGATTCTCAGTTAATTCGCGCTCATCGTATGAGTTGTGAATATAAGCGCCATCTTCATATCTCACACCGCACTTGCAATCAGGATTGAAATCATGTGGTTTTAAATCATTTTGAGGTATCACATGAACTGAATCATGGATTTCGTGTACTTCCCAAGCCATAACTACACCTTTCTAAGCTGACAAGTCCAAATACTGTTTGTTGGGTCCGCACCAATATTCACCACTTTAAAATCACCTTTACTGGTTGCCCAAACATCACCAATCTGCGGAATGCCTGTAACTTCATTCTGCAGAACAATCGCTTTTGCATCTTCGGCTTGATAATCAGTAGGCTTCACCAAGTCTTTTTGATATGAGCCAAACAGAACGCCACGCCCTGAATAGGATTCATCGCCAACAATCGGATAAGTCTGCGTTTCAAAATCAAACTCACCCGAATAAATCAGTTTTTCGCAGGTGAAGGTATCGACAGCATCGGCCAGATCCTCATCGAATGCAGCCGCAAGTTCAGCTTGTAATTCCTCTCTCATCACTTCACCACAAATGTATTAATTGCAAAGCCTTTAGAAAGGTACGGTGCAAGCAGATCTTCAATGAATAACATCGTCGAGCTTTTGCCCTGCTCCATGCCTGCCACATATTCCTTTTGAACTTCTACCGTATCCGCTTTGACGCGCTTGGATTTCACCACGCCATCAGTCTGAGTAACGTAAAGCTCACCTTTAGCGGCTAACTGTGCAGCATAAGCCCCTGCAAGTAATACATCTTCCGGGATTACTTCAAATTGACGCAAAGGCTTGGCACGAAGCCAAGCATTCGCTTGAGTAACTGCGAGATTAGCGTCACCCGATCCAGCCCAATCTGGGCCAAGGCTTTGAGTGACTGAATCGATAGTGACGTAATTCATAGTTATTCCTGTTCTAATAGAGCGACTAAATCAGCCTTTTTTGCATCAGCAGGAATCTCAATTCCTTTTGCTACAAGCTGCTCTTTGAGTTTTTCAACCGTTAGAGCATTAAAGTCGGTTGGTTGGGTGCTATCACCAGCACCTTCAGTGCCACCGCCATTTTTACCAGCATCATCATCTTTAGGCGGTGTGCTTGAACCTGCAGATGATCCAGATGCTTTACCTGAAGATTTTTTAGGTTGCTGAACTTTAAATCCAGCAACTACATCTTCCCAGCGGGTTTTCTTTTCGCCTTTACCAATAGCCATGTTTAGCTCCTTACTTGGTTAGAATGAATGCCAATGGAATGGCTTTGCGGTCATAGACACGTTCCCAGTTTGCAGCCAGTGCCAGATCAGCCCATGATGCAGAAACTGCCGGGTCTTCCGTGCCATTACCAGTGATGGTTGCACTGGTGAAGCTATAGCCAAGCGGGTGAATGAATGTTTTACGACGCGACCAGATTGTTTCTACACCGCCACCGTTTGCTTCTTCATCTTTATAAGAAACGGTTTGGGCATTGTCTGGCTGACCAAAGCCATAGCCAATCGCACCAGCACCCAGCAAGATTGAAAGGTACTGACCTGAAATCATCGGCATGCCGTCATCTTTAATCAGACGCTTGCCTTGATAGATGGCAATCTGAGTTTTGGCATCTGAATGCTCAACAAACTCAATCAGGTTTTGCTTTTGAAGGTCCGCATACTTTTTAGAGTGAACCACTAAAGCGCCTAAACCTTCATCGCTATCACCCATGGTTGCACCAGCATCAATGATGATGTCAGCATCCAGACCACCAACCGTATCGGATACCACCATATCGCTTGAATGGTTAGCTACGTTGTCGGCATAAACACCCAAAGTGGATGCAATCAGACGACGTTGCACTTGACGCTGCCAGTAACGGTTTAATTTGCGTGCCACTGCAGCAAGTGGATCTTGTGCGGTTAATTCCTTCACCAAGTTTGCAGCCGCCCAGCCTTCGTTCAGGTGAGCAATACGGGCTTTCATCACACCAGTGTTCAGCGCCAACGGAACAGCTTTGTCAGCCGGGTTATCGTTGCTGTAGTTTGGTTCGATAGATGCATCCAGATCATTCCAGTACGGAACTTCCTGAATCGCAGTGCGTGCATTCAACAATTGGCTAAATTCGTTATTGGTGACCAATACACCCGAATCAGCAAATGCGGTTTTTTCAAGGGAATCGCGATCAATGTAGCTTGCCAAAAGGTCGCGGTTATAAATATCTGTAAGGCGAACTGATGCCATAAGATTAATACTCCAAATTATTTATTAAATTCGCCATTGTCTAAAGCAGCCCTAAACCCTGATGGGTCGCGTAATTGCCACTCTTGACGCTCGGCAGTTGTCATTTCGCTTGGTTTTTTAGTAGCACCGCCACCTTGACCACCAGAAGCCCCACTTCCTGATGCGTTTGACGCACGAATCAAAGGCTTGAATGCCTCATTCGCACGAAATTCTTTTTCTAAATCTTCAATGCTCAATGCACTTGGCTTGCCCTGCAAATCAAGAACACGGATTTTGATTTCACCATCCACGGTTTCAACCTGCAGACGATTGCTAATATGTGGAAGTAAAACTGAATCACTGCCCGGTACAGCTAACTTTGCTGCAAGTTCAGTAGCTTTACTTCCTACTGTTAATTTGTAGACTTGTGCTTCGAGTGCCTGTTTTTCGTTTAACAGCTCGGTTTCGCGTGCTGTGAATTTTTCACCCCATGACTTTTCCAAGGCTTCGATATTGCCGTTCTTACGGGCATTTTCTTCAGCCTCTTTGCGGGCCTGCTCTTCGGCTTCTTTGCGTTTTTGCTGTTCTGCTTTCTTTTCAGCGAGCAGTTCATCAACCTTTTTGCGTAGGCCATCATCGTTTTGGGGTTGTGGAATGCCTTTTACTTTCAGGACAAATTTACCGTCCTTTTCTTCATAAAAAGCTTTCTGTGATTCTTCTAAGCCCTCTAGGCTATCGAGTTCATATTCAAACATGCTGCTCTCCGAGCGATTGTGCAGTCACAAACTGCGGGTATAAAAAAAGACCCGTTTGGGTCTAGGTTTGGATTTTTTTGTTTAGTCAGTTTCTTGTCGCGGATCATCTTCAAAGCGAATGCCATGAGACCCCCACGCATCAAATGTAATAGTAACTTTGGGTGGTTCGCCATCACGGCTTTCCACAACAACTGAACTCTGACCGCTTAGTGGCAGATTTGTTTCTTCATCAAACACAGCTAGTTTGTGTCTGATGCGCTTTATAACTAATAACCGCGCTTTGTTATCACTCACAATCCCAACTCCTTAAGCGTCTTAGCATCCAGCGCCTTCAACTCATCCAGCGTGTACATAGCGCCTTGTGGATCAACAAACTTATCGATGCTGTAATTGCCTTCTTTGTAGAGCTTGTAGCGTGCTGGGCCGAGCCATTCTTTCTGAAAAAACTCATCAGTCTGATCAAAGAACTTCTTAAATGATGTGTTGGCATCAAGTTGTCCAATCAGGTCTTTACGCTCATCTTTCGGAATATCCTTGACCTTACGTTCATCCATTACAAAAGGACGTTTGCCAGCAATATCACCGTCTTCATCACAGCCAACTAATACAGACCGGCAGTTATAGTGAAGTGGTGGTTTTGGATAAGCCTTATTAATGTCGTACACATTGGCATCCAGTGAGGCGCATTGCTTGGAGGTACGACCATCCAAGGTACTAACGAATTTCACATGAGTGAATCCAAGTGCCTTCCAGGTATCGTCATATGAGATATTCGCCACATGGCTTCGAGCCGTCCTGACAGTTCGCTCAATCTCAACCTTGGTCGCATCCCAGATACCACCGACATAAGCGTACTGATTGCCTACCTTGGTTCGCTTGCCACGGATGCGGGTAATAATTTCCTGATTGGTTTGGCCCTGATTGATACCATCACGAATCGCATATTCAACCTGCTTTCGAGCCTTATCCAACACAAATCCAAACATTTCATTAATGAGCTGACCGCCTGCCAGTGGAGTAGACTTTGCTTTTTTATAAAGCTGCTCACCACTGACCGAAGCTGCTACACCTGTCATTAATTGGCTGACATACGATGCTTCATACACCGCCATGCTGACCGCTGACTGGTGAAAGGTTTCCGGCACCTCGACTGAAATCTCTTTAAATCGATCATTCAGTAAGGTGCGAATCTCTTTCAATTGATCAGTTGTGTATTGACCACTCGCCAATGCGATTCTTTCAGCGTCAGACAGGTTTTCAAGCAATTCCCTTAGCTCTGACACCATCTTATTAGATAGGCCGTAAAACCGGCTTAAAACCTCGTTTACAGCTTGGGTTGATGCTCGATAGCTATAGGCAGAGTGTTGGCTCAAGGCATTAAGTATTGCTCGTTGTGCTATTTGGTCGTTCATGTTTTACGCCCATTAAAAAAACCACCGCTAGGGTGGTTAGATTCGCTATGTAAATTCAGCATACTAAATTAGCAATTTTCGCTTATATATGACTTATCACCGTAAACCTCAAGAAGTCGCTCCATGTAGCGCAATTTTTTCACAGGTACGGTTTGCAAAGTATCATCTACATTTACACCGAAGATTTCAGCGATATCCTCTCTCAAGTAAACTGGCGCAATCCCTGTGTAATCACTAATGGGTTGAATCATTTGGATTGGCAGTTCTTTTCGTCCGTTACATATGTTTGTAATCATTGTTGGTGAGCAGCCAATAAATTGAGCCAAGCGCTTACTTCTGCCGGAACTCATTTTGCACCAAAGCCACAGTTTGTTTAGCTTTGATGTCGTAATACTTTCTAGTTCTTTTTGGTGTTGTTCATTGAAGATAGGCTCTTCATATTTGAAGAAATCATCAACTTTATGCTTTGAAAGCTTCCATGTGCCATCATCATCAAAAACATACAAACGCTTTTTATCGACTGAGAGCTTATAGAACATTTTCTGTCTTGGGCAGAACATCTGAGGATTATCAGGGATGTCTTTCCAGTTAATAGGGTTGCTCATAATTATTGCCTTTTATAATTAGATTCTCGCCTTAGTAGTGCGGAAATTGATAAGGCTATCAACTTTCATCCTAATGATCAGTTAGGGTATATCCGCTTAATAATTATACATTATCTACTTTAGGAATGTTAGCAAAAGCACCTGCATTCTCTTCCTCGATCCGCTGTTCTTCTTCCTCATAATCAATCTCAGGAACTTTTCCGGTTGTTCGGATCTCATGGAAGGTTTGACGGCTCAATTTGCCCTGCTGCACCAACTCGTTATAGAACTTCAATGCATCCAGTGAAAGCTTGCCCTTAGCGAAGTCTTGTTTAATTGTGAACTTGGCCTTGTCACCTGAACCGAAGTACTTAGCACACCAGCGTAAAACTACTTCAGACGCTTCATTTAGGTTCGCCACACACAACGACAAGACAGAATACTTCGCCATCGACTCATTATTGGATTCAGTCGCAGTTTTCACCACCTGATTTTCTTCAAGCAGTTTTGCACCTAAAGCCTTCATGTGCTTCTCTTTGGCTTCCATTGCCTCTTTGGCAATCATCTGTTCCTCTGCCTGAGCAAAGTCAAATGTTGCACCTGTTGGAAGCATTAAAGGAGTTGTAGAGCCTAGCATTACACCGTTCTCTTGCAACCAATCGCGCCAATCAGTATCAAGGCCAGTCATCACTGGTTGAATCTGACCACAAAGAAATACACTGTTCTCATACTCAGCCGAGTTGTGATAATGCGCAATATTCATCAATGCCAGTGACTCAAGCGGGATATTATCAATCTCCCAATCATTCGCCACCGATCCAAGCGGGATAAATGGAATTTCGTTCCACTTGGCGCCATTTGCATCAGTCGGATAATACGGTTCGCTATCAGCCTGCAAAGTACCAGTGCGATCAGAGTAAACCTGAACACAATATTCACCGTTCTGGTCCAGTCGCAATACCCGATAAAGCTGAATCTCTTTTAAGCTGAACTCATCGTTCGGATCCACGATGGAATCTTTCTCAGCAAGGACTACCAAAGCTGTCTTAAAGTGAGCACCAACTTTTCGCACACCCCAGTTGATAATGCTTAAAGTTTTGTAATGCACCACAGTCGGCAGAATACCTAAGCGCTCCACCTCAGCAACTGAAGTCGCGCCATCTGTCTGCGGATAATCCACAAACAAGCCACCGCGGCCAGCATCAAGCAATCCACCTAAAGCACTTTGCATCAAGTGGTAGTAAGACTTGCCAGTGCCATCGGCATTGTATTTCAGGAAATCCATACCATCAGGATCGAAGTTCGGATCTTCCGAGAAGGCAATCCCAATCAATTCCTGTTTGGTGTCTTTGGTGATTTCATACAGCACAGCACGATCACGATACGCCTGATTGCGTAATTCATTCTCACGCTTGTCTTTGCTTACATTGATTTCAGGCAGATATAAAGCACCTGCCTTTTTCACTGCATTTGCACCATCACATAGATCGTGAACGACCTTCCAACGGCCTTCAAATTCAGAATATTTAGGATGTTTTGAATTGACTGCCATTTAGTACACCGTGCTTAATGAAATAGTTTTTGGTTGAATCTTCTTCGACATCGCCACAGCAAAATATCTAAATCCATCGGCACCATGCGAAGTATGGTCATGCAGAGGTTTATCCTTCCAGCAGCCCTTCTTGTCATCCCACTCTTTGCGATAGTTTTCCAGATGGGAAATACCTTCCTCACACTTGGTTTCGTCAAACTCACATCGAGGCAGGATTTCACGGGCTAATTCAATGCCGTCCATAATCCCAATATTAGGAACTACCTGGAACCGAACAGAGTATTTCACCCCGTCAATCTCATAACCTTCTTTGGCAATATCAAGACGAGATTTACCATCGTTCATCAATGAACGGTTTTGAATATCGTGTGGAGCATAATGTGCCGAGTAAGTGTAGCCACGATCCTTCAAGACCTTGAAGTAATGACGCATGCCTTCACCTGAGTTTTCGTAGTAATCAATCACCTGATAATGATCATCACCGATCTTGCGAATGAACCAGATCACCATAGAATCCGACACACCCAAATCCCAGAAGGTCATCACATCCAAATGTGAATTATCAGGCAACTCACCAATGCGGCCATTCTCGTATAAGAATTTGAATTGCTTCTTGTAGTAAGCGCCCTCTACTGACTGAGCAAATGCTTCAGACGGAATAGATGGATACTCACGCTTAATATCCTCACCAAGCGTTTTCTCTTTCTGCCAGTACCATTGCTGCTGCTCTGGTGTGGTGTGGATGTTGTATTTGGCTTTTAGTTCAGCAAAGTAATCTTTTAATCGCTGCGGAATCTCAGCTGTAACTGGCAAGGCATAATCATGATTCTTCCACCATGAGAAGAAAAAGAACTTCCAGTCCAGAATGCCAAGTGTTCTACCTTGCAGTTGCAACTTCTCAGCGGTCTGGCAATAGTCATAGAAATAACCAGACTTACCTTCAGCTGTAGACTCAAGGGTAATCTTCCCGCCCAAGCCAACCGCCTCAAAAGCACCAGTGACAATTTCACGAGCCTTATCTGGGTATTTGGCACAGATCTTACCGAATTCGGAAATATGTAATCGCTTAAGCGTTCCACCACGGAATGAGGTACTGACTGTGACCGATCCACCTTTGGAGAATACAAGCTCCTCCTTGGTTTCAATGCTTAATGGATTGGCTGCACGTAATGGATGTGGCAGTTTCTCATAAGCGTATTTGACCTTTTCCCGAAACAGACGTTTAGCATCATGCAGGGTATGTGCAATCAAGGCACACTTATCAGACATGAACAATGCGGCATCCAATTGAATGATGCACATCTCGGTGGTAAAGCCAAGCTGACGTGCTTTTAGGATGATGTTTCTCGACCACTCATTCTCAAAGTACTCAAGCTGCTCAAGTGTCATCTTGAACTTGACTTGCTTACCGTTCTTATCAGTGATGTAGTAGAGATTGTTTAGCCGCCAATGCTGATCAATAAGTTTTGCTCTATGCTCAGGTTTAAGCATATGCCCTCCTTATTAATCGCTGCTAAGTTCATCCATCAGGTCAGATAGTGATTGAATCTCAAGTTTCCCTGAATGTTCCACCTTGTCTTTAAATGCTCCAACCGAAACATGCTTACCAAGCAATTCAAGGTTCTTGGTTTTATCCGGCCACTTGATCTTTTTAAGCCAACCAATCTGAGTCCGATCCTCACCAAAGCCTTCAAACTCTTCCAGGTTCTCAATACTGGAAATGTACTGACGCCAGATCTTAGGCCACTCACCAATAGGCTTAAGGCAATACTTATCATCCATGATGTCCAAGACATCCATCTGATCGATTTCGACCAAACGCCTTAAGACATAAGCTGCATCAATTTGGGTTTGTTCAGCACGTTTGTTTTGCGCTTCCTCAATTGCTTTTGCAATATTAGGTTTTATAAGGTTTTCAGCACCAATGGCTGCTGCCGTCTTTTCGCTATATCCCGCACGAATCGCGGCTTGCGTAGCATTTAGGTCTATCAGATACTCTTCGACAAACCTTTGCTGTTTAGGCGTTAGGTTCGCCATATTTTTACTCCTGATAACACCACTTCAAATCATCCGGCACAGTTAAATGCACACCCAACTTCACCACTGCAAAATCATGCACGTAATTCAAATACTCGGTCATCTGCTTAATGCTTAATTTGGTTGTACTGCAAAGTCTTATCACTTGCTCTGCAATCACTCTGTATTCTTCACACTCATTCTGCTTGAGCATCGCAATCGCATTACAGGTCTCAGCAAACTCTTGATCATCACGACGATAGATATAAATCAAGAATTTCTTCTTAAACTCGTAATGCAGCGAATCTTTATCCTGACCGGTCTTTCTCTCAATCTGGCCTAACCACATCCAATACAAGCGATTCTGCGCAGTGGATCTATCATCCTGCTTCTGATCAATCACTACTCTTAACGGCTTACCCTTATTAATCGCCTGAGTGTAATTGGTGTGCATGTAGTTGATAGCTTTGGTGATGTCGGCATGACTCTGGATAGGAAACACGGCTTTTTGCATTTCCTATCCTCTTAAAATTACTTCACGATTTCTACTGTTGCACCATATCGATTGATCACATACAGTTGATCACCTTTGTATAAAAACAGCTTAGCAAAACCAAAACCATCACTTCCTTTTTCTGGAATAGCTGGAGCAATCTGACAAGGCTCATTTAAGCAAAGAATGCCAATGCATTGCTCTTTAGGTGTGCCATTTACACCTTCACGATCAACAACATTAGTGTACTCATTGCAAGTATTGTTATCGCTTGGATCTGGTGTTAAGTAGCATTCAATGAGATCAGGTGACTCACTATTATGCGCTTTAGCCATAGCCCAATCTTCATCCCATGATTCTGAACCTTGTCGAGCAATCACGATGTCTTTTAATTCAGTTACCGAAGTAACGCCATTTTGAATAAGTTTTACTGTAAACATTTCTGTTTCTCCTGTTTCTACTTGCAATAAAAAAGAGCGCCTTAGCGCCCTTTCGTTTTAAAAAATCTCTTTGTCTGTTTGATTCAACATCCGATCCACTTTCACCAGCCACTGATCAAACATTGCTTCACTCTCTGCCCGATTACCCAATTGGAATGTATCGAACTTGAAATGACAGGAATGGCATAACGGTACTGTGAACTCATCACTGGCTTTAATCGATCTACCCTTACCATGCTTGGCACTATTTGAATGTGCAGCCTGGCTATGTGGATTACCGCACCGAATGCATGGCAGCTTTCTGATTGCTTCTAATCGTTTTGCATCACGCATATAACGCTTCACGCAAATTCTTAATGCGCTCTTTCAGCTTAATCATGATGCCGTCAATGGTGCGCATCTCATTTAGTGTTAATCCTGATCTACTGAGATTCTGGTACTTAGACAGCTCAGCACTGCAAAATTCTAAGTCTTGTTTAGCTTGTACTTTGTCTGTCATGGGTACCACCAATAAGAAAAGAAAAACCCCTCAACATCTAGAATGCGAGGGGCTTTGATTGCCGTAATACGATCGGCGAGTGTCACCGAAGTGACAAGGGTTTATTCATCCAGCCATTTGCCACACTTACGACATTCGATCTGGATAAAAATATCTGACTCGTAGTCATATTCATGAAAGCAGAATAGGCGTTTTAAGAATTGGAGCATGTGGATCTCCTGAATCTGGGTGGCGGCATTAATTTAAAAACCACTAGAAATTAATAAAACCGCCATAATGCAAAAAGCCCACCTTTCGATGAGCTTTAATCGCTAGTGTACCCGACTACTCAAGCGCACTATATCAGAAATCCTATACTGCGCGTTTAAACGAGTCAATACCAAACACATCAAATATATTAAATTTCTTCCGTATTGGCTCAATATTGCTAAAACACTCGGTTTGACCTGTAAAAGATTTCTTTGGTTTGTATTTGTATTTTTTTAACAACCTCAATAACAAGGCTTCAAACTTATAAAGTTTCTTTCTATCCCCATTTTGAAGGCTCAGCACCTCGTATTCATAAGGCATTAAAGCTGGGAAAATAAATCTCTGCTCTATAGATTTGGTTGTTATGCCAATTTTGTAAAATTCTTCCTGACTATCAAAGCATCTTATAATGTAAATCATTGCGCCTTGATCCATTAGACTTTCTGTATTGCAAGATACACAACCTCTACCAGCTAATAGTTTTTTAGCCTTTGTATTTATCCACCCATGCCTAGGGCAGCGAATCCTTACCAGTGAATCAACATCCTTGTCGAACCTAACCTGCGAGAAATCATAATTAAAATCCTCATAGGTTAATTCCAAAAGTTTCATAAAATTTTGGTGGCGACGTTGCATAGCTGAAGCTACGCAAGTATTATTGCGCTCAGTCATATTGTTACTCATCCTAACAGTGTGATTAGAGCCGAATTGGTATTTCCAGTACCCTTTCGGCTCGCTTGTTTATTATACCATAAATGCTTAATTTCTATTCAATTTTCAGTCTTTTATCATGTCCAGCTAGATAAAATTTCCCCGCATAAATCATATTATTTATAGAGCTTCTGGATAGAACAAACTCAGACTCCATCTGGCTTAGACTTAAGCCTCGTACATGCTTCTCAATAAATAATGACACTGCAACTCTGGCTGATTTACAAATCCTCTCGGACGTTTTTACATCATAGATTAGCTTTCTAACTTGCTCGGCCTCGTAATCATTAATCATGCAAATAGCCTGATCTTTTCTTTTTACTTCGCCAGTTGACTCACAAACAAGCCAATATATTTGATTTATACCAAGGTCATCTGGGGCTGAACCACCACGCATTCGACAGGTCTGAACATATGCCCCATACTGCTTAAGCCAATCTTCAATACTAAAACGATCCCAGTTCATCACTTCCGCCTTAACCATCGCATTCATCCCTATTCCCTCTTAAATCTTGCTTAAATCTAAAATTGTCATTGTTCCCCAATGCACTGCACCAGTATCGATCCAGTAGCAGTTATCGCGCTTGCATGGCTTCTGAGTAACCGTATGCCCCATGATTACCGCATCAACTCCTGAAACATGGGTGTATTGATTTTTATCTTCGTCCAGTCGATCACGACCCCACATTGCCAATTCAGATGGATCGCGGAATGCTGTTGGCTCCTGGTTGAAAGTTTCCTTAAATTCTTCCCAATTGTTCTGCTCAATATGCCCATGAACAAAACCGAACTTTTTACCGTTGTGACTGATTTCTAAAACCACTGGCAACTCGGCGAAGGTTTTTGCAATGTTGTACATCGCCTGCCCATCCAGCATATAAAACCACTCACCACCATTCGCCACATGACAGCGCTTATACGATTCGTTATGTAGACCACCAATACACAAATCCTCATGATTACCGCGCACAGATGTAAACCACGGCTTAGAGAGCAATTCGATACACTCAATATTTTGAGTACCTCGATCCACCAGATCACCAACCGCAACCAGCAAATCATTTTCAAAGTCGAAGCCAATCTCTTTAAGTCGAGTCATAAGCAGGTTGTAGCAGCCATGAATATCTCCAACAGCCCACAATTTCCCTTTAATTTCTTTATCCCAAATTTTTACTAAAGCCATCCCCAACTCCTCAAATCTCTTTAATCTCGATACCGTGTACCGATTTCATTAAGTGCTTCTTCAAACGGTAAACTGGTAAATTCCGTGTCATTGCGCTTTTGACATCTTCAACAACCAGCCGCCCCTTTTCCCGATAAACAAAATCTGCAACATACTTCACTGCTGGCTTGCGTCTTGGCTCACTTTCAAACTTGACCGACTCGGCCAAAATGAAAGCCTTTTGCAGTTCCAGATCGTTGATTTCCCCTGCATGTTCCAACAGTGACAAATCCCGATAGCGTCTTGCTTCTTTCTGACTATCGAAAGTGATGCCGTTAAGCACCACCTTCTTGTTTTTGTATTTAGTCATTAGCACCTCGACTCACAACTTTAATGCCTGAAGCAACTAGCTCATCATGTGTGTAATACAGGACTGCATTCTTGTATTTAAGTCCGTAGCTGCCATTCGGTAAGACCTCGACAATTTCAGCACTCTCAAACCGACATGTTTTAATTTGGTCTCCAACACTAATCATGA